CCATGCGGCGGAGCTTGTCTTCTGAGACTTCGCCTCCGGCCATCTCGCGGGCTTCGCGAAGCGTCTTGTCCGTGACGCCGTCGCCAGACTTGCCCTCGGCGTGCCATTCAAGGCCGCGTCGAGCAGCGTCGGAGACGTAGTCGGGGACGGAGATCGCCATCAGAAGGACGCGAGGGCTTTGTCGAAGGAGTCCGCGAGGCCGGTGACGAGGCCCTGGGCGGCGGCCTGCTTGCCCGAGAAGACCTGACCGCGCAGGGCGGAGTCGGAGACCATCTTGCGCTTTGCGCGGACGGCGGACTTGAAGTCTTCGTGGATGCTGTCGACGGAGGCCTGCAGGTCGGCGACCTGCTCGTCGGAGAGGGACGTGCCCTCGATGCCGGCGCCCTTCAGTGGAGAACCGCTCGACTTGATGACGACCATGCGGACGCCGGAGGCCTCGTAGAGTTTGCTCATGTCAGGGATGGCCATGTAGACGCCCACGGAGCCCACGGTCGCCGAGCTCGACGAGACGACGCGGTCGGCCTGAGAGCCGAGCCAGTAAGCAGCCGACGCCATCTCGGAGTCGGTGTAAGCCATGGTTGGCTTGCCTAGGTCGCGGATCTTGTTCGCCAGTTCCTCGACGCCGGTGACCGTTCCGCCAGGGGAGGAGATGTTGAAGGCGATCTTCTCGACCGCAGGGTCGGAAGCCATGAGGTCGACCTGAGCGGAGAGGTCATTCACGTCGACGGCGCCCATCATCTTCTCGAGCGGCGAGAGGTTCTTTCCGATGACGCCGGCGATGGGGATGACGCCCACGCCGTTCTGGACGTAGGGCTGCGGGGCGGCGCCGAAGAGCTGCGCGAGCATGTCCGTGAAGCCGAACTTCTCGGCGATCGCGGCGTAGTCCGCGGCCTTGGCCGGGTCGACCAGGAGAGGTTCGCGGCCCTTGAGGGCATTCGTGAGGAAGCGCATGTTATTTTTCGTTGAGGGATGTGCCGGGCAGGGGCTCCGCGGTATCGACCTGGGCGACCGTGCCGAGCGGGGTATTCGTCGGGCGGAAGAGCAGCTCGAAGGGGATGCCGTACTGCTTGGCCAAGTTCTGGATGTGCGCCATGTCGGCGGCTCGCTTCTCCATCTCGGAGCGGAAGTCGAGGCCGCGCTGGCCGTAGAGCTCAGACATGGACATGAGGCCCATCTCGATGTCGGCCCGGTCGTTCGCGGCCTCACGGCCGGCGTCGACGGTCACGCTCTTCGGGGTCGTCCAGGAGGCAGACCACCAGCGGGGGTCGTCAGGAATCTCGCCCTTGGCGATGCCGTCGGCGATGATGTATTCCCAGGTCGGCTGGCAGAAGCGCTCGATGATGATGTTCTGATACTTTCCGAAGACGCGGGCGGCCTTGGCGGTGACTAGGCGGACGGAAGCCCCGCCGGCGGTCGTCGGGTCTTTCACGAACTCATAAGGCAGGATAGAGCAGATGTCTTTCTCGAGCGCCGCGAGGAAGCCGACGAAGGTCGAGTTCGGGCGCTTGCTCTCGAAGGACTCGAAGGAATCAGAGCTCTCGAGCACGATGGACTTTCCGCCCATCTGGCTTGCGATGTTCTCCGCGGACTGATGGTTCGACGCGACCTCCGAGGCGGCGTCTTCATCCATGAAGCCAGAGCCTTTCTTGATGACGCGGACGACGTCACCGTTGTCGCGGACTGCCCTCCGCTCGAGGTCAAGGATCTCCTTGGTATCCTGGACGGCGTTGAGAGACGACTGCAGCACAGGGACGCCGCGGGAACCGCTGGCCGTCTCCATGTCGACGATGTGCATGACCGACTGCGCCTCGACCTTACGGAAGCCGCCGTCCGCCGTGTAGACGACGTAGTAGATGGGCTCGTAGTACTTGCCGAAGCCGATGCCGTCCCAGCAGTCCTCAGGGGTATCGGAGTCGGTCGGGTCGCCCACGCGGTGGGCCTCGATGATCTGGGTCTTGGCTTCGCCGTTGAGCTCGACCTTGATGCAGAAGGCGTCGCCGTCGCGGATCATCGCCCGCGTCATGATGCTCTGCGAATGGAAAAAGGACTTGCCGGAGACGTCCAGGCGCTTGGCCTTGGCCGCGAAGTACTCCTCATGAAGGCGAGCCGTCTCAGGGTTCTCGGCATGCGACTGCCACTTGATGCCGTCGCCGACGACGTAGGTCGTCAGGTCGTTGAGAATCTGGCGGAACAGCGGGGACTCCCGCTCGGCCCACCGGCATTTCTTGACCATCTCGTTGCGATCCCACGGCGCAAGGTCGCGGCGAAGGTCGTCCGGCTGCGGGGCGTAGATGACCCGGCGGGCGTAGGTCGTGACCGTGCTTCCCCATTGGTTACCGCTGTACTGGTTGTTGAACGTCGGGCCAGGAGACGCGGCCGCGGCCTTCAGCGTCTTCTTGCTGACCTTCTTCGGCGTATTGGGACGCAGGCTGACGGTCGGGATGTTCTTCTTGCGGGGGGCCATAAATCAGTCGAGACGGTTGTCCCAGCGCGTGTAGATCATGGTCGTGCGCTTGCCGTACTTCGCAGGGTCGAGACGGCTCAGGGCGAACATCGCCTCGTTGAGCATCTCCTTCGGGGGCAAGGCGAAGGCCTTCGTCGCCGACGAGCCGGAGTCAGAGTAGGACATGAGCGTCTTGCCGTCCATGATGAGCTGGAGAGCCTTCGACTTCAGGTCGAGCAGCTCGCATTCCGTCAAGCCGATGAAGATGCCTTGGGCCATTTAACCTGCCGTAATTGGCAACAAAGGGGCGGCGACGCCCATGTCCACGCCACAGGTCTCTTCATCCCGCAACCATAGACGCCGCCGCTTGGTGTTCAAGTTGCCCGTTTTCATTTAGAAGGCAAGGCGTTCTCGGTGCTTTCTTTGCCGACGATGCCCCAGCGCACGGCCGCCAGGAGGCAGAGCAGTTCGCAGTCGAAAGCATGGTTATCCTTCTTGCCCTGGGGCATGATCCACATGGGCTTGCCCGTCCGCTTGTCCTTTACCCTAACCTCCGCGTTGATCTGCTCGACGTAGGCCTCGCCGGCGTCCTTCGCGAAGCTCCAGACCTTGCGGGCCCGCAGGCCGTGCAGGAGGTCTTTGCCGGCGGTGTTCGACCAGACGATGAGCACGGCGCGCTGCGGGATGCCTGGGACGACGATGCTCTGCTTGTCGGAATAGAAGCGGCGGGCCGTCTTCCCGTCCTTGGTCTGCACCGTGAAGTCATCATTACCCGAGCCCTTGGCCGTCTTCCAGCCCCGCTTGGCCGTCTCGCGGTAGACCGTGGTAGCCGCAAAGCCCGAGTCGACGATGACCATGGCCTGATGCACGCCGTGCTTCTTCACGAAGGCGTCCACGTCCTGCCACGTCTCGACCTTGGCGAAGGCCTTCAGGCGGCTATGCCCGGTGCGGCTCCAGCGGCGGACGACCACCCAGAAATGCCCTTCGGCCTGGAAGTCGACGCCGGCCGTGCGGAAGGGGAAGGAACCTTCGGGCGCTCCTTCGCGGTCGGCGACCCGGCCCTTCGGCGTGATCACGGCTTCCGCGTCCCAGTCGTCCTCCATGGCGTAGTCCGACGCAACGGTCGTCGTGACCATCTCGCCGCCCTCTTCGCTCCAGGGCATGGCGAGACGCTTCTGCTTGAACGTCATCCGCCCTGACTCGTCGCCGTATAGGTCGGCCGACTCCTTCGCCTTCAGCATCATGACGCCGAGCTCGCCCCAGCTCATGGACGCAAGGGAGTTCCAATGCAGGCCGACATAGCCCGAGTTAGCCGCCGCTGCCGTCGCGACGAAAGTCCCGCGGGCGTTGGCCTCGAGCCGTGTGGCGTTATTGTCGGGCAGGTGCGTCTTGCAGCCGGCGCATTCGTAGGTCGTGCCCACGCTGACCTTGTGCAAGTCCCATGTGCCCGTCGCCTTCGCGTCCAAGGGGAACCTGATGTATGACCAGTCCCAGGGCTGCAGGTGGTCGCATTTAGGGCACCGAAAGTTCCAGTCACGTTGGTCGGTCGATTCGTGCAGCTGATGGA